ATGAGCGAAGACCATTGGCTAAAGATTTGCTTCACTTTCGTTCTGTTGATAGCTGTAATTATTTCGCAAAACAAATTACCAGAACCCACGGAAATTACCAGCATCTGGATTTAGTTGACCCTAGAGATAGAATAACCGCATACTGCGTACCGAGAGCGGTAGACCCCAACAAAGTAAAGGTATACTAAATGTTAGCCGAACTCGCCGCCGCCAATGCCGCATTTGCTGTCATAAAGCAAGCGGTTCAAAACTCTGGTGATATTGCTAGGGCTGGTTCTGCTGTTGCTAAGTTTGTTGGTGCTAAAGAAGGTTTAGAACAAAAGGTTAAAGGCAAGCACAAGGCATCTGCTGGTGGTAGTGACCTTGAGAAATTTATGGCTTTAGAGGCTATCAAACAGCAAGAAGCAGAACTCAAACAGATTATGATATATATGGGCAGACCTAAGTTATGGTCTGACTGGCAAGCATTTCAAGCCGAAGAACGCAAGAAGAGGCGTGAAGCTGATCTTAAGGCTTATAGAAAAAAACAGTTTATTATTGAAGTATTTGTGGGTGCAATGGCGGTCTTCCTAATGGTCGGGATAGCTGGGGTAGTTGCGTAGTTCTTGAGGGGGTAAATGCTAACAGCCACAGCCACTGGATTGCTGGGTGAACATGTGGCAGCCGCAGCCATCTTGTCGATGGCAGACGGCTGGGGGGTAGGCATGACGCAACAGGATGGGGTAGACCTACTGGCGTGGCGCGATAATCTTTACGTCCGAGTGCAGGTCAAGTCAGCAAAGCCCTATCATTACAACAAAGGTAATTATCATTTTCAACTTGGGGCTGGTAGCAAAAAGAAGACACTGCCATCAGTAAAAGATCACGATATGGTGGCATTGGTCGGTGTAAATCATAGGCGCGTCCGTTTCCTTGCAACAGAACAGATACGTCAGTATACTAAGCGCATCACTCATCGATGGTTTGAAAACCCAGAGAATGAGATAGATAGTTTTAATCACGCAATAGCAATCATCGAGGCTCGAAATGGATTGGTCAAAGTATCCTAACTTTAGTGAGGCTGAACTCAAGTGCAGTCACACCAGCAAGTGTGCAATGGATGTCGGCTTTATGGAAAAGCTACAGGCGTTACGCACTGAGCTGGGCGAGGGCATGACGATTACGTCAGGCTACCGTGATGCCACACATCCTGTTGAGGCTAGCAAGGCTCGCCCCGGCACACACGCCAGAGGCGTTGCAGTCGATGTCAAGTGTGATGGGCAGCAGGCGTATCGTATTATGGCGCTGGCATTCAAGCACGGGTTCACCGGCATAGGCGTGAAGCAGTCCGGCGCTGGTAGGTTCTTGCATCTGGACACGTTCAATGGTGGGCCGCGTCCTAACATATGGAGTTATTAAATGTTAAATGTGTTGAATAGTATTCTTGGGGGTGGTGATGTCATCAAGAAAGGATTAGACCTTATCGATGATATGCATACCAGCACTGAAGAAGAGATCAAGGCTAAGAGTAAAGCTAAGATAGATTTGATGGGCGCGTATGCACCATTCAAGATTGCCCAGCGTTATCTGGCGCTGATGTTTGGTGGCACGTTCTTAGGCAGTTACCTGATTGTTTTAGGCATGACGATATCAGGATATGGTGATCCTGACGCAGTGACCAAGGTGATGGAGCAATTCAGTATTAACTATGCGATGTTGATTATACTGGGCTTCTACTTTGGTGGCGGCGTTGTTGATAGCTTCAAGAACAAGAAATAAAAAAGGGGGCATCAGCCCCCTTCCCTACAGCTCTTTAACTGTTAATGTTTTTTGCCGGACAGTAGCTTCTGGCTTGGCAGGCACAACCTTTTCTGGTTGCGCTTTGGTTCGCCGCATAGGCCATTTGATCTGGTATTGTGATAGACCAATGTTGATACGCGCCTGATCGTGATTGCCCATATACTCTTTGATCGTAGCTTCGGCCTGATCTATGTCAGCTTCGGCCTGCTTTTTCGCATCCTTGGCCGCCATTAAATCTTCAAAGGCGGTCAGCACATCCGGCTCACCATTTAGATCAAGCGGTTCAGCGTCAGGCTCTGCCTCTGGGTAGGCGTGGTTGCCATCCCCGGACGACAGCACCGGATATACCTCACCAGTTTTGCGGCGTTCTTCAAAGTCAATCACCGCATCAGCAATGCGCTTTTGCATGACCGGGTCAGCTTCATAGACAAACACACGCATCTGGATGCCGCGATACAGCACACAGATTGCGCCCCATTTATAACCGCCACACATCATCTGCGCCTGTAGTTGCCACAAGCCACGGTGTGCGGCTGGTTGTTCTTCCGGCATAGCACTGGTGGTCTTAGCTTCCAGAACGCCTATGGTGCTGATGTCTATCTCATCACTGGTCATGCAGTATATGCCCTTGCCCACATCAGTCTTGATCGTGCCGTTGGCAACGCCCAGCCCATCGAGGCTGGCGGCCAGCGGCAGATCAGGATGGAACTCCGGCTTGGTTATATGGGTTTCATGATTGCGTAAGCCCATACGCTTGGCGGCTTCATTGAGAATAACATTCTCTAGGCGGTCGCCCCATTCAGTGATCTCACTGCCGTGAAACGTACTCTCGAACTTGCCGTGATCGCGCTGGATCATCTCAGACAGCAACTCATTCTGCGTTGCATAGGGCGACAGCCCCAGCAACACAGGTATGCGCGATGCTGATATGATGTTATCTGGTGTTAGTTTACCGACCATTGGTTTCGCTCCTAGTTTCTTTCTGGATATCTGTGAAACGTCTATGGCCTACCTTTTCTTTGAGGCGATAGACATTCTTTTTGCCGATCTTGTCCACAACATTAATTAATTTCATTGCGCTAATGCTGTGCAAGAATGACGATATATTGGATGGCGTTGAGTTAATATAACGTGTCTCAAGGTGTACTGATAAATCGTCAGGCGTAAACTCACGATCATCAAAGTAATCAGTAATGGCGCGGTATATTTCCCAGCGCTTTGCCTTTGGCAATTCTCGCTGATCTTCTATCGCCGCAACATTGTTATGCTGATTGATTGCTTCAACATTAGCATTCTTGATTAGGCCGCTACGCATAAGTTTAACAAGGTCACTTTCATTACACTCAAACGTGACACGAAAGTTATTTAGATGTTCAAATAAATCGTACATTATACAGTCTCCCATTTATTAGATTTGGTTAGGTTTTCTTCGGCAGTAATTATCTGCAAGTTCCAAGGAACGTGCAAGCCACATACATTCTCGCCCTGCAATGGCACAATGTGATCAACGTGGTAATCTTCGCTGGTTCGTTCCTTGATCACATCTCTTTTTTTATAGATGAGCTTGATTTCTTCTCTATAAAATTGAGTGATTGGGCGTTGCATTTTTACTCTGCGATTTGCTTGATGCGTTGCATTAACATAAGGTTTATCTGTTAAATACTGTCGCCTATAATTTTTGTAATATTCTGCATTTTTCTGGCGATGCAGTTTATTATATTCCGCTCGCTGTTCCACCGTTCTTGCGCGGTACTCTTTTGCATAATCAATGCGATGTTGTTTTGTGCGCTCTCGGTAATCACGCGCTTGAGAAAGATAGTATTCCCGGTTTTTTTCGCGCCATATCTTTTTGGTAATTTTGCCTTTGCTTTGATGGCATGATACGCAATCACCTGATGAAACATATTTTTTATCTGTGTTACAATTTTTGCAAACATTACCAGATGAAAAATGTTTAAGGTCTTGTTTTTTAGCAATGCCTCTTGCCCCACTTGGGTTTTTTTTCTTTCCCCTTAAACAAATGACGCAATATCCGCCAAGATATCGCTCCGCGATATGACCTTGCTTACAAGGTTTGCCAGTAAAGTATCTAGCAAGACCCTGCTCTTTCGCCTGTTGGCGTGTGATGATTTCCATTACATTCCCCCAAAGTAAGCGATTGCGCCCCAGAAATTATAAGTGGGGTGTAAGATGTTAGTCCAGCTCAGGCAGTACAAAACTGCAAAGCCACCAAGAATTATATTCATTAAGCATTTAGCCATTGGACAATCTCCCTTTTGTTAAAAAATATATGGCGGTTAAGTTTAGCCTCACGCCACGGCAATGGTGAATTTTTTTTCCACCAGCGGTAGGCCTCAGCCTTGGTAGGGAAAAACATCTTGGGGTCTTCGATCTCCCAGATGGTAGTTTGTCTTACGAACTCAGGCATTAGCCAGCTCCCGATTGCAAAGGTTACGCACAGATGTGCTGTGCCACATGCCACCCATAGCGGATGGTATTCTTGCATCATTCAGAGTGGTTGCGATCTTCGCAAACGACACGCCTGACTGACGTAATGTTTTAATTATGGGCATAGCTTCACCAGCAACGGCGGCTGTCTTGCCCCTACGAGCTTCACCAGCGGCCTTGCCGCCAGCGCGTGGGTTAGGACTGCCCAGCTTCACACCACGCGCCTTAGCGACAGCTAGAGCGGATTTAGTGCGCTCACTGATGCGTCTGCCCTCGAACTCAGCAAAGACTGACATCATCTGTAGCATAGTGCGGTCGGCTTCCGGCATGTCAGCACAAGTGATAGGCACGTTAGCTTCTAGTAAGTTGGCAATGAATGCCACGTTACGCGCCAGACGATCCAGCTTGGCGATCAACAGTGTCGCGCCTTCGCGCTTGGCGTGGGCTAATGCCTCAGCTAATTGTGGCCGGTCATTCTTTTTGCCGGACTCGACTTCCACATATTCTGCGATGATGTTGCTGGCAAACGGCGCGACAGCTACACGCTGTGCTTCTAAGCCAAGGCCGGATTGACCTTGGCGCTGAGTTGATACACGAAAATAGGTAATGTAAGTGGTCATTATTTTCTCCCAATTAAAATGCGCTGATGCGTGTTAAAATCATATCTTTGTAAGCGATGCAGACATAGCTCTTGCCTTCTGCCATATAAAGGCAACCGTCAGAACCGATCTTAAACAGCGGATGATTGGCGGCCTCAAACTTAGCGGCAGTCTTAGGCGTGATCTTTGTTGCCCGAAGGTTAGTGGCGACCATAACGGTCAAGCCTTCTGCGATCTTGTCGGTGATAAATTGAAATGCTTTTTCTGCTTTAGTCATTTGTTTTCTCCCTGTTACATTTTTAATATAAGACCAAAATACATAATGTTCAAGTAAAATATAGCCATAAATCGAAAAAAAATATAATCGGTATTGCAACACTATGTATTAAATATTAGGTTTTCAGCACCAGACGGGAGATGCATATGGTCAATTCTAGGGCAAAGGGAAGCCGATTTGAATTAAAAATAGCCGCAGATTTGTTTGATGCTTTAGGCATTAAGTTTGAACGTATACTAGATCAGGTGCGTGAGGCCGGGCTAGGCGATCTGCGACCAGTCACCGGCATGTTTCCATTTACTATAGAGTGCAAGCATTATAAAGAAGGCATGTTTGCGAAGCCCGAATGGTGGGATCAAGCCTGCACATCAGCGCGGCTGGCTAACAACCTGCCTGCGCTGTTGTGGAAGTACAACCGCATGCCGGTGCGCTGCCGAATACCGCTACAAGCTGTAATAGATATGGCTGAGTTCAATGCGTACTCAGGGGGTGCTAACCCATATGACTGGGGTTACGCATGTGAGGTTGACTTCGATACATTTTGCATGATCGCAAGGGAGCTGATGTGATGCTATATGAAACTGATGAACATCGAGCGGCTGAAACAAAGCTGATGACAGCACTGGGTGAGGCGTATGACTACCAGATGATAGAGTTGCCACATAAGTACAACCTCGATTGCTTGGCGATGCGGAAGGACGCGGCTAAGTGTTTGTTTGAATTTAAGTGTCGGACAGTGTCAAGCACTGAATACGATACCGCTATTGTGAACTTGCACAAGGTCATTGCGGCGCAGAATATATCCAGAGCCACTGGGCTGAAGGCATACTTAGTTGTGCAATGGACAGATAAAGTCGGCTTTGTTGATTTCGATGCTGACAAAGAGATCGGGATAAGTAAACGCCGCACCAGAAATGATGCGGCAGATATGTTTGCTTATTATCCCGTGAGTGGGTTCAAGACATTGAACCTTTTTTGAAACTAGCGTTTAAAGGAGATATAGTTATGGCGTTAGGGTTTAATACTGAAACAAAATCATCTGGGGATATCATCCCGATTGTAAAGTATGACGCGAAGGCTGGTGATTTCATCGCTCAGGATCGTGTGCAAAGTGCATCAGGTGAATGGGAAAAGGAAGAACGTGAGCTGCCATTGCCGTGCAAGTTCGCCGCCGATATGGCTGAGATGGAAGTTGGGTGGCTGTCGTTTCAGTCAGGCGCACCAGACTTTCGTATGGTCAAGGTGGGTGAGGCTATGCCTGCAAAGCCAGAGGGCGATTTTAAGAATGCCTTTCGGATGCGTATAGCCAGTAAAGAGCTGGGCTTGCGTGAGTTTAGCCATTCAGCAAAAACAGTCCTTCGGGCTATGGATACACTGCATAACCAGTATGAAGCTGAGAAGGGCAACAACGCTGGCAAGATACCAGTCGTTGAGATCACCGGCACTGAAACTATAAAGATCAACTCTCCGCAAGGTGAGTTGCGTTTCAAAGTGCCACAGTGGCATGTATCGGGCTGGGTTGAAAAGCCTGAGATGTTCACCAAGACAGCACCTGCGCCTGAGCCAGTCGCCGCACCGTCCCAAGCGGTTAGCGATGACGACTTGTTCTAGGTCGTAGTAGGTGGCGGCGTAGTTTCTCCCGACTGCGCCGCCATCGTTTCGGGAGATCGGGGGATAGGATATAACAATGAACAATATATCAGCATATATGGACACAATCGCAAGGCATTACTGGGGCGAGCCTACTAGTGTGCGTGGCACTGAACTGCGTTGGGGAACACACGGCAGTAAGTCGGTGGATTTAAAGAAGGGTACGTTTTACGATCATGAGGCTGGCGAAGGCGGTGGTGTGGTTGATCTGGTCAAGATGCATGAAGGCGCACAGCTCGCCAGCTTGCCGGATATACTTGAAAGAAAGTTTGGGATACCGAAGCAGACGCAGAAGACGCTAGCGCCTACCAGATGGCTGGCTAAACGCTATGATTATTTCGACAGTGACGGTGTATTGTCGTATCAGGTTGAGCGGTATGAGCCGAAGACGTTTCGGCAGCGCCGCCCTGATGGCGACAAGTGGGTGTATTCTATGGATGGTGTGGACGCATTGCCATACCGCCTGCCGGATATAATTACGAACCCAGATAAGGTTATTGTTATTGTCGAAGGTGAAAAGTGCGCGGACAGAGTGGCGGAGATGGGGCTTCTAGCCACATCGAGCCACGGCGGCGCAGGCAATTGGAAGCCGGAACTAAATCAGTATTTCAAAGATAGGAAGGTTGTCATCATACCAGACAATGATGCGGCTGGTGACAAACACGCTAGAACCGTGGCGCAGAACTTACTTGGCGTTGCAAAAGAGGTACGCCGTGTTGATCTGCCGGGGCTGGCAGATAAGCAGGATGTGTATGATTGGATACAAGCCGGTGGTGACGTGTCTAAATTAAAGGCGTTAATTAAGACATCAGAGCCTATCGTTGCTGTTGAGGCTGTCGAACCTGAGCCGCAACTGCCAGATCAGGATGTGTTCCAGACGTTTGATGAGCGGTATCTCATCAACATGCCGCCGGTAGAGTGGCTGGTAGATGGTGTCATAACAAAGCACGGCTTCAGCGTGATTTATGGTGCGCCGGGTACAGGTAAGTCTTTCCTAGCCATCGATATGGCTATGAGCATTGCACACAACAAGCCGTGGCAGAACCGCTCCACAGCGTCCGGCGCTATCCTTTACATAGCTGGTGAGGGTGTTGGCGGTCTAGGCAAGCGTGTAAAGGCGTGGCGGCTGTATAACGGCGCTGACAACGTGGGTGAGATGGTGGTGTTGCCCACCGCTGTCAACTTTCGTGAACAGGATCAGGTAGAAAAGCTGATGCGTACCATAGATAGTCTAGGAAAGCAGTTTAAATGCGTTGTTGTGGACACTGTCGCCAGAGCATTGCTGGGCGGTGAAGAGAATAGCGCAACCGATATGGGGCTGTTTGTGGGCGCTTGTGATGCCATCAAGGCGCATTGTAACTGCTCGCTGATAGCTATCCATCATAGCAACAAGAGTAGTTCGGCTGGAATAAATGCTATGCGTGGCTCGTCAGCGTTGGCTGGTGCGGCTGATACAGTCATTAACGTACAGCGCGATGAAAGTGTCGTTAGTGTCACGATGGAAAAGCAGAAGGACGCTGATCCGATAGAGCCGATGAAGTTTGATATGGTTAACGTGGCTATGATTGCTGATACCAGCGTCATACTGCGTGAACAGGTTGAGGGTGGCGACAAGCCAAAACAAAAGACTGCCAAGCTAAACAAACGGCAGTCAGATGCGCTTCAATTATTGCGTAATATGGTCATAGATAATCGTGGTCAGAAGGTGCGGATCGAGGCTTGGCATGAGGCTCATAAGCGTGATTATGTGGATTTATCGCCGTCTGCACGGCGTGATGCAAGAAATGCACTGTCTGAAAAGGGTGCGATTTTGCTTGGAGATGGATATGTATGGTTATCAAAGACTTACGAATAGAAAATCGCACCAATCGCACCAATCGCATGTGAAAATCGCATGTCGTGCGATGATGCGATGCGATGCGATTTTCCTTAGGGAATCGCATCAAAAATCGCATGAGGTATTTTCGCATGAGGGAGAGTGTAATGAGTAAGAGAATAAGAGGCATTGATAGACTGCCGACACGAACAGAAGTAAATGATGGGCGGATCAGCGAAGCGGTTCACATGCATGATCGTGTTGTGTCTGATGTTGAGAAGCGATGGGGTGTGGACAGACTGCAAGAGCTGGTCAGTGAGAATACCAGAGCTAAGTTTCATCAACAGCGTGAGAAGCTCTGGAATGCGCTGACTAAGAATGATGGTCGTGACGCAATACATCAGGCTGAGGTCATGTGTAGGGCGTATCAGGTGCTAGAACGTGAAGCTAGAGAGTTAGGGGCTAAAGAACTGACCGGCGATTACGTTGAGGGCTTGATGCCTGATGGTAAGGTGCTGGCTATTTGTGCTGATAAGTTTGAAGCTGGTAAGGTTGCGCGTGAGAACAGGGATATGTGCGTTTACTCTATTCAAGAGATAGGGCGAGTCCTACATGCCAAAGATCAAGAACGGATCAAAAAGATCCACGCGCAGGTAGATAAGGTTAAGAGTATCTTCGCTGGCGCTGAGGTAGTTAGTGTGAAACCTATTGAGGAATTAGATGATGACATACCTTTCTGAAAACAAACGGCCGTGGTCGGTCATGCCGATGCGTGTGTTCAAAGACAGGACATTGAAAGAACGTGAACTGCGTGTGTTGGGTGCGTTGTGCAGCTTTACGAACCGTGCCGGTGTGTGTTGGCCATCGCTTGAAACAATATGTCAGGTGACAGGGTATGCCGAACACCGTACACCCATCGAAGCATTGAAGGTGCTGAAGCGTAAGAAGTACGTCAGGCAGTTACACCCCAAGGATTACCAGCGGAGTGACAAGGGCTGGTATACGAATAGGTATCAGGTGCTTTGGGAGGGTGACGAACCGATACCCACCTACGAAGAAATGCAGAGGGCGAAACCGTTGCAGATGGTCGATGATCAGGATATTGTGCAACCAGAAGATAAAGGGGTTACAGGGGATGTAGAACTACTCTCTCACTCTCTCGCTCACGCCTATCTGGCGGCTGTCCAGAAAGCGACAGGGCAGGTCAGGCTGTTCGATAATGAGGTAGCCCACGCCCGTAAGCTGGCGGCGGCAGGGCATACGGTAGACGACATCACAGCGGCAACGCTGGTCGTGTGTGACCAAGCGATAGAACGTAGGGCAGGCGTACCTGCGCTCGCAGACGTAGCGCGGCATATGGGTGTTATGCAATGACGCAAATGGTGGTTTGCTTTTGCACGGCTGGGAAGGTCTTCAGTTTTCCACAGCCACACACAGGATCGATACCCTTCCCCCCCACGCCCCTGCCCTACTACGTAGGGGTGTCACACAAAATTTTTGCACAATTTGGAGAAACGAAATGGACAAGAGAGAATTATTAGAAACCGCACTGGGGACGGTAGCCAATCGCGGTGATGATTATGGCGATGTGTATACCAATCATGAAAGAATTGCGGTATTGTGGACAGTAATATTCGGCCGTGAGGTCAAAGCGCATCAGGTAGCGATGGCGATGGCAGCGGTAAAACTAGCGCGTCTGGTAGAAACGCCAGACCATCAGGATAGCTGGATTGACTTAGCAGGTTATGCGGCTATAGGATCGGAGTGTATTGATGGCGAACAAGAAGCCAATGACGGTTAGGCAGCAGCGTGCGGCATTAGCCGGCGCGGATGTTGATAAACGTGAGGCGGTAGTACAAGAGCTTGAGGCGATCGGCGCTGGCGATATTACTGATGTGGTCAACTGGGATGATCTGGGTCAGGTATTTTTAACGCCATCGGATAAGTTGAGTGACCGCGCACGGCGTGGGATAAAGAAGGTGAAGGTAACGCCGACACAACACGGCAATAGCATTGAGGTGGAAATGCATGATAAGCTATCTGCGTTGCGGCTACTGGCGAAGCATAGAGGGTTACTTGAGCCGAATAGTGATGATCAGCGGCCTAGCATGATCGGAATAAATGTGACTGGGCCTAAGACGACAACGTATGAGGTATTAGATGATGAAAGCGAAAAAGATTGATCCAAAGCTAGAAGAATTGCTGAGGGTGCCTGAGATACCGATTGCCGATCATCGCTATAAAAAGCGCTGGGCATATTTGCACAAAGGGAAGGGTATTAGTGTCAAACGTAATCAATATAAGTGATCGTCAATTTGTGCGGTTTTTTGCTGATCCTGTTGAGTGTGAGGATTGTGGCAAGGATACGCGAGGCTATGTGTATGAGGGTAGCCAGCAGATTATTTGCAACCATTGCCGCGAGGTGATGTTGGAGCTGACGACTGAGCGCGAAGAGCGCGAGATCGGGATTATTATTTTTACGCCGGAGAGTGATGATGGCGAGAGCTGAGAGGGCGACTGATAGGTCTAGGCGGCGCGGCAAGGTAAAGCCAGAAGCGCTGACTGGGTTAAGTTTAGATTTTTCGGAAAGTCCAACGGTATGGAAATTTTTGCAAGACGATTCCTTTGTGCGTGGATTGATGGGGCCGGTAGGCTCTGGAAAGACATTTGCTTCATTAGCGGAAGTGATACTGAGGGCAGTAAAACAGCCGCCATCACCAGTGGATGGGATCAGGTATTCCAGATTTGCAGTAATACGAAATTCATACCCGGAATTGCGGACGACTACCATAAAAACGTGGCAAGAGATATTTCCTGAGAGCATGTGGGGTCAGATGCGTTGGTCGCCACCGATCACCCATCACATCAAGCTGCCGCCGCGTGATGGCGCGGCTGGGCTTGATTGTGAGGTGATCTTTCTGGCTCTGGATCAACCGCGTGATGTGCGTAAGTTGTTGTCATTGGAATTGACTGGCGGCTTTATTGATGAGGCGCGAGAGTTGCCCAAGGCGGTGGTCGATGGGTTGACATCGAGGGTGGGACGTTATCCGACTAAGAAGCACGGCGGTTGTCCTTGGCGTGGTGTCTGGATGTCAACCAACCCGATGGATAGTGACCACTGGTGGCCGAACCTAGCTGAGAAAAATCCGATTAGGGGCAAGTACCCTTGGAAGTTTTACAAACAGCCGGGCGGTGTGCTTGAGGGTACGAAAGAGCATGAGGATAATATATTTGCGGCTGGCAAGTATTGGATCAATAACCCGAATGCTGAGAACGTAAACAACCTGCCGCCGGGGTATTATGAACAACAGTTGGCTGGGAAGACGCTGGATTGGATACAGTGTTATGCTGGGGCGCAGTATGTGTATGTACAGGACGGCAAGCCGGTCTGGCATGAGTTCAGTGATAGTTTGATGTCGGGTGATGTAGAGATTGAGCCTACGCTGCCAGTGCATATCGGGCTTGACTTTGGTTTAACGCCTGCGGCGGTGTTTGGGCAGAAACTGCCGAATGGGCGATGGAATGTCGTGCATGAGTTAGTTGCCTTCGATATGGGGCTAGAACGGTTCTGCCATCATTTAATGGCTGACATCCAGACGCATTTTCCTAAGTGTGAAGTATTTATCTGGGGTGATCCGGCTGGTGTAAAGCGAGATGAAATCTTTGAGGTGACGGCATTTGACCATTTGCGAACACTGGGGCTAAGGGCGCAACCGACTGCATCTAATGATTTTATGGTGCGGCGTGAAGCTGGCGCGATGCCGATGAATAGATTGATTGACGGCAAGCCGGGTTTGATTGTGTCGAACAAATGCCACAAAACGCGAAAGTCTTTGGCTGGTGGTTATCATTTTAAACGTGTCGCTATGGGCGGCGGTCAGGAGCGGTTCAAGGATGCGCCGAACAAGAATGAGCATTCACACGTTGGTGATGCGTATGGATATTTGATGTTGGGCGGTGGTGAACATCGTGCTATGACTAAGAATTATTTGGGCAAGTCGCAGTTTAAGCAGTCTGTGGCTAGTATGGATTTTGATATTTTTTAAGGGAGAGTGAAATGGGTAAAAGCTATAGCGTTGTATTTGATGTGGTCATCAAGGTTGATATCACTGTTGGTGCTAGGGATGAGGATGAGGCGTATGATCGCGCCTTAGAGGTTTTGCGCGAGGGCGGTGAGTATGATCTGATTGAGATTGGTGAGGTATTGGACAGCGATATTGAAGAGGTTTAAAAAAATACCCGGCATAGTGCCGGGCTAGTTGGGGAGGATTAAGTAATGAATACATCCCAAAATATACCAATAGATCACATAGTCAATAGCCCAGACGTAAAATTTGTTAAGTTTCACTGGGCGCATCCGCTGAATGTCAAGCTACGTTTTTATACACAAAATTACTTTGACAACATCCCCAACTTTATTGATGTGCTGAAACTGTATACCGCTGAACCGTGGGCGCATACGGCAATGTATCGAGGCGAGATGGCGTTGTTCTTTGGTGTGTGTAAGTTGTGGCCGGGCGTAGCTGAGGCGTGGATGTTGACTACGCCGGTTGTTGAGGGTCACGGCGTTAAGATGTTACGCGGCGCGATGCGTTACTTTGATCTGGCGATGCGCGAGATGAAATTGCATCGTATGCAGATAACTGTTAATGTAAATGATAGGGTTGCCATAAGGTATGCAAATGCGTTAAAATTCCAGCGCGAAGGTTTATTAATCGGTTATGGGCCAGATGGTTCAGATCATGAAATGTTAGCGAGGTATGGCTGATGTCATTTTTAAAAACGCCAAAACCACCAGCGCCTGATCCAGAATTGAAGGCGGCTCAGGAAAGACAGGAAGCACGGCTGGAAGATCAGGAAGAACAGAAGATGCGTCAGATATCTGCGCGTCAACGCGCTCGCCGTGTCGGTGGCCAACGCATGTTATTGTCGATGGAGCGTGATGTTCCTCAGACTGGCATAAAAACTACGTTAGGGTCTTGATATGAGCAGTTTAGTAGGCGGCAAAAAGAAATCAGCACCAGCACCAAAGCCGGTGGTTGAAGAGAAGCCAGCCGCACCGGCAGGCGCAACACGCGCAGAAAAAATGCAGGCATCACGCATCAGGGCCAGACGGACAGGGTCACGAGCTTTGTTAAGCGGAAATCGTTTAGGGCCAAAAGTTGAGGGCGAAGGAACGCAAACCACATTAGGAGCAGGATAATGCCAAAAGTTGTATCTAAAGATGGTAAGACGCGCACATTTGCGTATACGAAATCAGGCATGAAAATGGCAAAAGAGTATGCCAAGCAAACTGGTGGCCGTGTCACCGGCATGTCTATGAAGACCAAGATGGCGAAAAAGAAGGGCGGCTATGGTTCGTAAGTTTGCCAAAGTGCCGAAGGATAAAAAGTCAGGTATACCCAAAAAGTATATAGCTGGCTCTAAAAATCCAGAGGCACGGCGCAAAGAGATACAGCGCACTAGGCGGCTGTATAAACGCGGTTTGCTTACGCCAGCTATGATGGACAAGATATCAAAGGAGAGATCGCGTGGTTAGTATTCCTGATAAGTTTGTAAAGCAGATTGGATCACGCGAAAAGGCGATGAAGATATATCGCCGTGGCCTTGGCGCTTACTATGGGTCGGGCAGTCGGCCAAAGGTATCAGCTCATCAGTGGGCGATGGGTCGTGTTAGGTCAGCCGCTACAGGTAAGGGCGGCGCTAGAAAGGCTGATGCCGATATCTTAAAGGGTAAAAAGTAATGCCAGCTAAAAAGTACCAGAACCCGAAAGGTGGCCTAAATGAGGCAGGCCGTAAATACTTTAAGCGCAAAGAGGGTTCTAACCTCAAGCGCCCAGTAAAGTCTGGTACTAATCCGCGCCGCGTGTCTTTCGCCGCTAGGTTTGGTGGTATGAAGGGCGACATGAAAGACAGCAAAGGTAGGCCAACTAGACTTGCCCTAGCATTAAAGGCTTGGGGGTTTGGTTCTAAAGAGGCCGCCAAAAACTTTGCACAGAGGCATAGGGAAACATGATGGACGTACAACAGATTATCAAACGCTATGAGATAGCACAGCGCCGTAAAGATAACTGGCGGCAGATTTATGAAGACTGTTATGAGTTCGCGCTGCCACAGCGTAATCTGTATGACGGTTACTATGAGGGCGGTGGGTCGCCCGGTCAAAACAAAATGGTGCGCGTGTTCGATAGTACCGCCATCAATTCTACCCAGCGGTTTGCCAATCGCATTCAGTCTGGTTTGTTTCCACCATATGCAAGCTGGTGTCGCCTAGAACCCGGCGCAGATATACCAGAAGCCAGACGGCTAGAGGCACAAGCCGCGTTGGATGTGTATGCTGATAAGATGTTTGCGTTGTTGCGGCAAACTAACTTTGATCTGGCTATGGGTGAGTTCCTGATGGACTTGGCAGTCGGCACTGCCGTTATGCTGATCCAGCCCGGCGATGAGGTTACGCCTATTCGCTTTACTGCCGTGCCGCAATATCTTGTGGCGATTGAAGAGGGCGCACACGGCAAGGTCGATAACATATATCGCCGGATGCGTATGAAGGCCGAGGCTATCAAACAGCATTGGACTGACGCAGAGATATCAGAAAAGCTACAGCGGTTGATTGACGAACATCCGACCAATGAAATTGATCTGATGGAAGCTACGATGTATGACCCTGAGCAAGGCGACTACTGCTATTATGTGATCTGGCCGGAAGGCAAAGAACAGCTATTGATGCGCCGGATGAAATCCAGCCCGTGGGTTGTGGCGAGATATATGAAGGTGGCTGGTGAGGTTTACGGCCGTGGCCCATTGGTCACAGCTATACCAGACATTAAGACGCTGAACAAGACGCTAGAGCTGTTGCTGAAAAATGCCAGTATTAGCATCGCCGGGGTATATACAGCGGCAGACGATGGTGTGCTGAACCCTCAAGCGGTAAGCATTAGACCCGGCGCTATTATTCCTGTTGCGCGTAATGGCGGCCCACAAGGTGAAAGTTTACGGCCTCTGCCACGCACCGGCGACTTTAATGTCAGCCAGATTGTTATTAATGACCTGCGTATGAACATCAAAAAGATTATGATGGATGATACTCTGCCGCCGGATAACATGTCAGCCCGGTCAGCTACCGAGGTGTCGGCAAAGATGCAGGAGCTATCTACCAACTTAGGTAGTGCCTTTGGCAGGTTAATCAATGAAACGATGATCCCATTGATTGCTCGCATCCTATATGTGATGGATGAACGCGGCTTGATTGAAATGCCGTTGAAGGTGAACGGCCTTGAGGTTAAGGTTACGCCGGTCAGCCCGATTGCTCAGGCGCAGAACCTTGGTGATATTGAGAAGATTATGCAGTGGGTTCAGCTCTCATCGAGCTTAGGCCCTGATGGCCAGCTCGCTGTTCGCACCACGGCTATTCCAGATTACGTTGCTGACAAGCTGGGCATACCGGCTGACTTGCGTACAACACCACAAGAACGTCAGCAAGCGGCAGAGATGGCGGCGCAAATGGCGCAAGCCGCTGCACAACAGCAAGGCATGATGCCAGCGGAAGGTGGCGAAGTACCGCCAGAGGGAGCAATCTAAATGGATGGTGAAGGATGGGATGCGCTCAGGAACGTAGAGCCTGAGTTGCGTAAAGACGTTGTGGATATGCAAGATGATGTGGATCGTCTGTATCTGCGCGTGTTTGGTTCTGAGGATGGACAACAGATTTTAGAACATCTCAGGGCGCAAACGATTGAGCAACCGACTTGGTATCCGGGTGAAGAAGCATCACACGGCTATGCCAGAGAGGGTCAAAACAGCATAGTTCGAGAAATCGAACGCAGAATGAAGAGGGCTAGAAACCTATGAATGATGAAACCGAAGGCTTGATGGCCTCTGCTGAAATCGAAAACGAAGACAGCAAAGACAACCAGCAGGCAGAGGAAGGCATCTCACATATCAAACCTGATACCGAGCCGACACTTGAAACATCAACAGTGGCGACAGAAGAAGACGATATTGAGTTTGAGCGGCCAGATTGGTATCCAGATAAGTTCTGGGATGCCGATGAAGGGCCAGACATTGAAAACCTTGTGAAAAGCTATAATGAGCTACAAAAGAAATTCTCACAGGGCAAACACAAAGCGCCGGAAAAGTATGACGTTAGTGCTTTTCAAGAGGCGAACATCCCCGAAGATGATGAGCTGTTCAACACCTACAAGGATTGGGCAAAGCAAAATGGCATTAGCCAAGCGGCGTTTGAAGAGCTGGCCAGCAAGTTTGTTGATATGGCCGGAGCTGAAGCGCAACAAGCTGAGGTTTCTTATCAAGAAGAATATAAGAAGCTGGGCAACAATGCTGATGCTGTCATTAAGTCTATGACTGAGTGGGGTCAATCCCTAGTCAGGAAAGGTGTATGGGGTCAAGATGATTTTGAAGAGTTCAAGATTATGGGCGGTACAGCTCAGGGCATCCGCGCTCTTCAGAAGATCAGAAGCTATTACGGTGATCGCTCTATCCCGATTGACGTTGGCCAGCCGGAGGGTGCGCCATCTAAGGAAGAACTAACCGCTATGGTGGCCAAGCCTGAGTATCAATCTGATCCAATCTATCGCGCCAAGGTAGAGAAGATGTTTGAGAAGATGTATGGCACTCAAGACTACCAAGCTATGTAAATTAACTGGGGTGTTTACACGCCCCAGTTTTTCCATTATTATTTCTACTTGACAGGCAATCGTTCTTCGATCTGTCGCCCACGTTTGGGGGCGTAACGTTTATGCCCAAGTGACAGCCCAGCCTCTGGATACCTGACACGACTTTTGTATTTAACTTTTTCAAAGGAGAACAGAAATGGCAGTTGGCATTTCAAACGCCTTTGTACAAATGTTCGATGCCGAGGTAAAGCAGGCATATCAGAGCGCTCGCGCTCTTGCT